TCATGCCGCAATGTCTTGCCCCATGCTTTGCCCCACCTTTTGGGGCCAGCTTGTTCCATGTGCCACGGCCATGATGAAGGCATCGATTTCGGGCTGGAACCACAGCGACTTTGTGCCGATTTTGCGCGGCTTCGGGAATTCGCCGCGGGCCATCATCCGGTAGATGGTGGCCGTGCTGATGCCGACCTTCTGCTTCACCTCCTTCAGTGGCAGCAGCGCGATTTCGTCAACCATGTCGCTCTCCTTCTAGCGTCGAAATGCAGGTGTGATGATTGACACGCGTGGCAGGGACAAGGGGGCTGCCGTAGAGGGATAAGAGGAGCGGAGTAGCGTGCTGAGATACCTCGCATGCGACATTTTCCGCGTTCACCGCTTCAGCACTTCCAGCTTTCGGAATGCTCGAGAGGCCACCGACTTCATCGAGGACAGACTGTGTGCCGTGAGTGGCGTAGCCGACGACGGCGCGCTGTTGTTCTGGATCACGCATCCTTCACCCCCGGCAGGCGGGAGGCGTGTCCACCAAGCTCATACCCGCAGTGTCGGCAGCAGTGGCGATGACAGCCGCAGCCGCACGGCACGACAGAGTCCACCGGCACCATCACGAACCCCTCCGGCGCTGCGGCGACGGGGGCGGGTCTATCGAACAACTCGCGCAGTTCGTAGGCACTCGCCCATTTCCCCTTGGACGCTTCCAGATACTGCTCGCGGGAGATTTCGTGCCATTCGTAGCGCGAGCCATCCGGCGCGGGCGGGCATAGCGGCGCTGCCACGCCACCGCCTCCTGCGCTGCGGCGTTCTGCTGTTCGCTGTGAGTAGTCATGAATTGGCGTCCTTCTTCCCTGGGCGATGGGTGTACCGGGAGCGGCCCGGCAAGTGGGGGATGAGAAGCTTCTGCTCAGTGGGCACGCTGTACTGCGCCACACGACACTTCTTGCCGCGGCGATTGAGTACGGTCAGCTCAGTTGAGTGAATGACATAGCCGTCCCGGCGCAGGTCGTGGACACGTGCGCTTGCGCGCGCGATGCCCAACTCCATGTGGATTTCAGTTGCGGTCATCGCGCGCTGTTTGAGGGCGCCGAGCAATTCCGCGCATTGGGCTGCTTGGGTCATGGCTGCCTCACAGGTTTATCTGAACGATGAGGTGGGCGGTCGCGTCCGGGTCGCCTTCGTCTTCGTACATGAGCCAACTCGAAATTCCCTTGCCCTTTTCCGGCGCGTGCAGCGCAATAACGTTGCTGCCCACTGCAGCCAAGGCCGATATCAGCCTGCGAGGGTCTAGCGCGGCGCGGAAGTCGGGGCCCGCTGAGAGGACTGCATCGCTGATCACTTCCCGGTTTTCCTCAGCGCGATCTGCGAGATACAACTCGCCATTGACCATTGCCAGGACTATCACCGGCAGGCCCTTGGCCTTGCTCTCGCCCAGAATCGAAGCGAACGGCAGGAAGCGCTTCACTGCAGCCCACAGCGGGTCACGTTTGATGGAGCTGTGCTGACTTGCGTAGCTTGATGCCTTGACGATTCCGCGAATGTCGGTGGACTTGGCGCCGAGCAGCCGGATGCTTAGCTGCTGTTGACCGTTGGTGACACGGAGAACCCCCGCAATGTCACCATTGACTGCCCCAATCTCCACCTTCGCCCCTTCCTGCAGCATTCCCAAAAGCCGAGAGACCTGCCCATCGGGAACCGTGATGGAAGGGCCGGTGTAGTTCACCGCAACATACGAGAGGGACACACCGTCGCTACCCCATACCAAGCCGTTATCGATATGCAGGCCGCGGATGTTTGTGTAGATCGTGTCGTCGTTGGCGGCATAGCCTGCGCTCTTGATCGCTGCAGCCAAAATTTCCGGATCAATGGTCACGGTCTGCCAGCTTTCCTCGCGTTCTTCGGGCCACGCTTCAACGTCTGCCGCGGGCACCTTGAAGTTGCTGCGACCACGCGAGACTTTTCCGTCGTCGCGCAGGATGATCTCGCCAGGAGCCGAAGCAATTGGACGCAGAAGGGATACGCGAAGCAATGCTGAGCCGGGCTCTTTCACTACGCATGGGAGGGTGTGGCGCATGTACGTCGCGGTGTCCGTCGTCTCGAATACCAACGAATCGCCATCGGCTTGCACGCGGGCGTGCATGATCGTGGGGTGCGGACTTGTCGTCGGGGCGACGCTGAGCTTGAGCGCAGACGCAAGGACAGAGGAATCGATGGTTGCGTGCATTACGCGGCCTCAGATGGAAAGAAGGTGGCTTGTTCTGGTTTGGCTGCCTGGGCTCGATAGGCATCGATGACGCCTTGCGCCCATATGGGGGTGCGGCCGCTGGTGTAGTGCTCGGGGATCTCGACGCCATCGAAATGAGTGAATAGAACGGTTTCGTTGAGCCCAATCACCAGTTTGGTTTCGGGGTCGTCTTCGCTGCTGCAGTCGCAATCGATTGAGCAGTCCACGATCTGGCAACCCACCGCAGGACCATAAGCGCATGCCTGCAATCTCCCGCCGATCCAGATCCCGAACTGCAGGTCGTACTCGTGCCAGGCGCCGCCGTAGTGGTGGCCTGCTCGCATACGTCCTTTGCTGAGCAATTCCATTGCATCCGCCAGTTCGAAGTCGCCAGCCAGTGCGCGGCGCATGGCTTCGCGCTGCATGCTATCCAGGCAAGTGATTACGCCAACCGTGGCTGGCACGTTTTCGCCTGGCGTGGCTTTTGCTGCCCTTGGCCGCGATTTCGTCGCGGGCTTTGCGATGCCCTGCATCTGCTGCCACTCGCGCATCGCGCCATCGAAGTCGGAATGACGGCCCGTATGGCTGCACTTGCATTCAATGCTGTGGCCACCGTCAGCTTCCATCCGGCGCTTGTCGTGCATGTGCCGCGCGGTGTGACCGGCGTGGCAGGCGGGCAGAGGTGTGTCGTGCGAGATCATGACTTGCATGGGGACTTCCTCAATTAGTAGGAGAGGAGCGCGCAGAGCGCGCCGATAACGACGGCAGCGGCCAGCGTGAAACCGAGGGCTTCGACGAACGTGCGTGTTTGGTGCTTCATTGCGCACCGCCGACGAAAGCCAGGTCATAGATGACGCAATGCGCCCGGGCAGCCGAAGGGGAGCCGGCGTTGACCGCGGAGAGGGGAAGGACCGCGGTTGCCCGGGCGCATGCGTCTGGAACGGGGTAGGAGCCGCTGGCGACGGCATCGACGGCGTCTAGCGCGTTCTGCCAGCGGCGAGGGGAGAACTCGGCAGTCAGCGCGACGGCGACGGCGGCGGCGCAGTTCGGCACGCGATCGGCGACGCGAAAGCCATTGAGGGCAGTTGCTGCGATGGTGCCGCGCAGTCCCCAGTCGTCGTGGTCGGCAAGCTCATAGACGGCGAGGGCGGCGCAGATGCGCGGGCTCGTGATGACGAGGTCGGCCGGGATGGTCACTTCGCCATCGGTGGTGACCTCAGCGGCCGGGGAGGGCTCAGGCTGGCCGGTGGCGGCGCAGCCGCCCAGGACGAGCAGCAGGGAGGCGAGGAGGGCGCGGATCATGCGACACCGCCGTGGATCTGGCTGCCAACCCATTCGCGCATGCGTCCCCAACGAGCCTCGGGCGTCTCGGCGTTCCATGAGGCCTCGTCGTTCATAAAGACGATTTCGGCAACCATCGCTGGAGCAATCCCGAAGGCTTGTGCGACCGCGTCGCGGTCGGTGGGATCAATCGCGCCCAGTTCAATGCCGCGCTGGGAGCCAATAACACCGAGGGTGCAATGGCATCCATCAACCGTTTGCAGCTCGTCGGCGATCAGTTTCTTGATCGGCATTGCGTCGAGAGCGTCACGCAACTCGATCAAGAACTCCTGTCCGCGCTTGCCCCGCAGTGCGGCACTTACGGCTCCGCGCCAGCAGATCAGGCTCCAGCTCTCGCAGTCGTCGCTGTACCCGGAGCGGCTCATGCAGCACCGCCAAGTCGTGCGCCAGGCAGGGGGGCCGGCTTGGCCAGGTGCAGCATGCGGAACTTGTGCAGGCTCTTTGCGCCGTTGGCGGTGAACCAGCCGAGCACGTCGCCATGGAGGCGTGTGGGCTTGAATAGCGGGCAGGCGTCCAGCGACTCATGGAGGAACTGCGGGGTGTCGCCGCTGGGGTGGTGGCGCTCGAAGTAGCCCCAGAACTTGTATGCCGATCGGGCGGCACGGTAGCGGTTTTGCCAGGACTGGCGGGCGGTGGCCATTGACCGAATCTCCAGCCCCTTCCCGGATGGGCGTCTCGCGGGGCACGGACAGAGATTACCCGCGGGTATATATTATGTGCAATACCCTCGGGTAAATAGTTCCCGTTAAGGTAAAAAGAAGCCCCGCGCGGGCGGGGCTCTTAGGTTGGAGTGGGGGAGCGGCGGCTTACCGCATATGGCTGACCCAATGGGGTTCGGAAACGATTGCGATGGGATGTCCGGCGTCTCGCAGGCTCACCGCCTTGAGGATCTTTGTCCCGGCGTTGCTGTTGATCCAGTCGCGGGAGCCCAGTTCCCCGATCACCAGGTAGTTGGTCTTTCGGCTTGGGCTACCTCCGATGAGGCCCCCGCGCTGTTCAATGGCCTCATGGACTGCCGAGCGAGTCCCGAAAGCAAAGGTGCCAGTCACGACGAAGACGGCGCCGGTATGGGAGATCGTTGGCTGCGGCTCCGTCACAGGGAGGCTGGTCGAGAGCGATGCGGTCTGTCCCTTGGCGTCAAATGCCTCACCACCCACGAAGCGAATCAGAGTGTCGTGGAGGTCCGCGGACTCCTCGTCATCAATCACGCCGTCGCTGAGGATGTCGGACAGCAGGCGATAGATCTGCGCAAATGGATACTCGCCGACAAAGGCCGAGTTACGCTCGATCCAGTCCTTCAGAAACTCGGCCTCCATCTGGCTGACATGGCCATCTGCCAGCAACCCCCGGCAAAGCCCAACAAGTTCGTTCGTGCTTCGATCCTGCCTGCGCGACTCGGTGATTCCACCAGTCGGTGCGCGGTCTCCATCTTTCCTGAAAAACATCCTTCCCCCTCCTTGAATAGATGCTTGGGACTAGCTCAGTTGAACCGCTCTATCCTGTTTCGCAGGTAGACCTTACCACCGATGATCGTGCCTTCTGGAATGGGGAACGGGTCGCCATAGCTCTTGTTCTCGCTTGCGACGTGAATGATGCCCCGATCGATCAATCGCTTGATCTGGTGACCGTTCCCCATGTTGATCAGGTAGATGCCATCCCCATCGAACGAGGTTATGCCTGTATCCACAACCACGGCATCGCCAGGCTGGATAGTTGGCGTCATTGAGTCGCCACTGCCGGAGATAAGGCACAGCCTCCCGGGTGTAGGGACGAAGCCGACGATGCTGCGGATGTAGCTAGGCTCGAAGTCGATAGCGCGGATCACATCCGGATTGTCTAAGTTCTCCACTCCTTCTCCCATGCCGGCCGTCGCGTCCAATTGCTGGACGTGAACGTAGCCTTCGCGCGTCGCCGGGGATGAGATTGTTACTTCGGAGTCAACTCCGGTGCCGGCAAAGTAACCGGGGATGGCGAGAGCCTGCTCAATCTTCTCGATGGAGTCCTCCCCGATGCGCTTTGCTCCTGCTTTGCCCTCCGGGTACAGCATCCGCGACACATACGAAGGTGTAATCCCTACGGCATCGGCAAAACGCGCAGATACACCAGAGAAGCGCTCTTGGATGAGTTGGCGGAGGAGCACGCGGCGACGATCAGCTTTTGTCATTTGAGAAGCGTGACAGGATGTTACCCGCAAGTAACTGACCTGCGGGTATTGCTTTTGATGTACCCATAGGTAAACTCTGGCGCGTATGGACACTCTCCGCGCGCATCTTTCGACCCTCATCCCAGAAGACCAAGCGGCCTACGCAGCCCGCTGCGGCACAACGATCGGCTATCTGCGCAAGGCGTTGAGCAAGGGCCAGCGTTTCGATGGTGGCTTGGTGCGACAGCTCCACGTTGAGAGCGGGGGCGTGGTGTCCCTTACGGAACTGCGCCCGGACATCTGGCCGCCCCTCGAGCAGGAGTTGTCGCTTGCACACGCGGTAGACACACGAATGAGCAAGCGCGCGCTGCGCGCCCGGCTGGGCCTGTTCAGCGACAAGCAGTTGGCGACTGTCCTGCAGCTCCCGCTGCAGCAAGTTGAAGGATGGGAGGAGGAGCGCGCGCTGCCCGCCGTGCCGGAAGTGCTGCGCCTGCTCGGAGTCCAGTCCGCTGCCGCGGTGGACGTGCCGCCGGCGGACCCGGACGACGACCGCATCGTGTCTGTTGAGGTGGCCTGAAATGTCATGCCAAACGCATGCCATTGCAGCGAGCTTCAGTTCTTGCGAGGGCCGCTTGCTGCTCCACCGGTTTTCCGAATGCCGGCTTGCACCATTGCCGCGCGCAGCTTCGGCAACTCTCTTTCTAAAAGCTCCAATTGCTCCAACGTCAGCGTCATTGGAACGAGGTCTCGTTCGGGTGCCGTTTTCTCGCCATCTGCCTCCAGTCGAATGGAGCGGAAGGTGAAGACCGACGCTCCCAACATCGGAACGATATCGATGGCCCAGCCCGTGACTAGCTCCAGCTCTGGCGTGTCCTGTTCGGTCAGCTCCATGTCGCCCTCCTTGCGGGTTGTTCGTGTGGAAACAGCAGCCTACCGCAACGAGGGCGGCTCCCGCCTGCCGGCCCAGAGGGTCCATTGAGATGAGTTCGATTCCTTCCATGGGCAGCAGTCTGGCGACCGGTACCGGCGAAGTCATGAAGCTGGGGAGGCAATTTCTGCCTTCGCGCCAGCAGGTGATCTACGCCTACACGGAGAAGATGCTCAACGAAACGGCGATGAACGCCAACAGCTTCGCTATGCACGTTGCTGAGCAGTATTTCGCAATGACCGCCCCGCACCGGCACGACAAGAAGGCCGTGCCACTGCGGATGGGGCAGGGCGACGATCTGGCTGATGCACTCAAGGCCAACGGCCAGGCGATACGCCGCTACATGGATGGCACGGTCAAAACACTTCCGGCTGACCTGGAAGACGCGTGGGTGCTGAGCCTGCCTGAGCCTTACCGCAGTGACTGCGAGCGGGACTTGGCTGGGCGCCGCGGTCTGCTGCCAATTCGGTTGGCGCTGATCGCTGCAGATGCGGACACCGCCGGCATTGGCAACCTGATGACCGAGTTCGGTTCGTTGGTATCTGCGTTGACCCCGGCCACAGCTGACGGCGTCATCGATGAGCGGGACCGTCCTCACGCGCGCGGGATCATTGAGCGCTGCAACGATGTGGTGATCGCCGCCCTGACGATTCAGCGCCGCTTCGTCGGGCTGTTGGGTGGTGACAAGTGACGCCCCCCCAACCAATTTCCACGCGCAAGCGATACGCGTTGCACGGCTTCACGGTGGCAGAGCTGCGGGGAGAGCTGGATAAACGCCGTCGCGCTGAGGGGAAGCCTCCCCATCAGTGGGACGAACTCCGCTCTGTGTACCTGACCCGGCTCGCCGCTGAGTACCGCGAAAGGCTGGCGGAGGTGGAGGCGAATGGTTCGCCGCGCGGCTACGCCGCCTACGTCCACGCCACTCGGGTCCGTGCGCTGAAAGAGCAGATCTCGAAGTTCGAACGCAACGCCGCGTTGGCAAAGGCCGACGAGAAGAAAGCAGCGGAGGCGCGCAAGCGCCCCTAACCGAATCCCGCCCCTCTAACCGCCGGGTAGCTCCTGGTGGGACAGCCGAACTCCTGCACGGTTGAGGGATGCGGGTAATGCAGGTGGTTGTAGGAGTCATGGCGTGAAACACAGAGCAGAGCCGCATCAGCACACGAGACCGTCGCCATGAGCGTGGAAGCGATCACCTGGGCATTGAAGCTGCCGATCAAGCATTCCTCGGCCAAGTTCGTGCTGACGGTGCTGGCAAACTGCGCCAGCGGCGACACATGGCTTGCATACCCCTCGGTGGCCTATCTGGCCGAGGCGACAGGGCAGGACCGCAAGACGGTTCTTGCCAACCTGGTGCGTCTGCGTGAGTTGGGCTTTATCGAAGACAGCGGCCGACGCATGGGCGATACGAAGCAGGTGATCGTCTACCGGCTGCTCGCAGGTCAACAGATCGAAACGGTACCGAAAACGGAACAGTCCCAAAAGCGGAACAGTTCCGAAAACGGAACAGTCCCAAAAAGCGCTGGAAAGAGTCCCGTTTTTCCCTCCAAACAGTCCCGTTTTTCCGCGAAACAGTCCCAAAAACGGGACACGGAACCGTCAGAACCTAAAGGGAACCGTCAGAACACACACCGCGTGTGTGGAAGCGAGCTCACCACGGCTGACATCGATCGCGAGATCTCGCCACTTGGTTCGCTGCCGGACTGGATCGATCACGAGGTGCTAGCCCAGTTTGTGCGCCATCGACGGGTGTCGAGCCGGACGCTGTCGGTACAGGGCTGGCTGCAGATCCTGCCAACGTTGAAATCGATCGCCGCTGCGGGCGGCGACCCAAACCAATCCCTCCGCGACGCAATGGCTGCAGGCCTTGCGCTGCCCGTCATCCCGAAGCCAGGAGCAAACGTCCATGGAAATCATCCACAGGGTTCTGCCGCCGGAGTCTCCGAGCTCCGAGCCGAGTACGAGCGCCGTCACGGCGGTGGCAACGCTGGCCGCGCAAGCGGAGCAGGACGAGGCCAGCAGGCAGGTGAGGTCATCGATGGCGAGTGCGCCGTTGTCGGCTGAACCCAGTCAGCGCGCAATGGATGCGCTGTGGAACTTGTGGGAGCGCATGGAGGCGATGTTCCCGGGCAAGTGGAAGCGTGACAACGGCTTGGCGCCGGCCAGCGCAGATGGCCCTTTGACCGTTGCGGGTGAGACCTGGGCGCTGGCGCTGAAAGGGTTGCTGCCGCGGCAGTTGGGCGAGGGGATGGCAGCGTGCATGCGGTTGGGCCTGGAGTGGCCGCCGAACCCCTCGAAGTTCCGCGCGCTGTGCCTGGGTCTGCCGTCGCTGGCGCAGGTGGAGCAGGAGCTGCGCCCCGGGCAGGACCGTAGCCCGTTGGCAGTGCTGGTGCGTTCGCTGATGGATTTGCATGCGTTTAACGTTGCCGATGGCTACCAGCAATCCCGAATGGTGGCTGCGGCCTACAGCCAGGCGCTGCAGCATGTCTCTGCCGGTGGCGCGCTGCCGGCTGCCGTCCCGGCGCTTGTCCATGAGAGGCCAGCGTCACCCTGTGTCTCCAACCGGGAATCTGCAGCAGCCGCGATGGCGCGCGCTGCCCAGGAATTGGGGTTCGACTGATGGCGATGCAGCACTCCACCGGCACCCCGACTACAGCTGAGGCTGAGCGCATCGAGCGGGCGAAGGTTGGCCCGTGCATGGCCTGCCTGGTGCTCAAGATGGCCGGCCTTCTGTCCTCGCATCGTGTGGTCTACGGCTGCGACTACAACCACGCCAAGAGCGGGAACCGGCGCCGCGGCCACATGTTCGGCTATGCACTCTGTGTGTGGCACCACCGCCGGCATCCCAATGAGGGCAAGACCTTGGTCCAGACCCGGGCAATCTACGGCCCGAGCCTGATGGACGGCTCTCGGGTGTTCCACGAGACCTACGGCAGCGACGACGACTTGATCGAGCAACAGACCCACGTGAATGAACTAAGGAGAGCAGCATGACCGACGTGCGAGAACTGCTGGCAAGGTTGAATCCGACCACGATCCGGATGGATGTTGGAACGGGTGCGGTGGCCGGTTCCCTTACCAACATCGACATTGCAGCCGCGCTGGGGATGGTGCCCGGTGGAATCGGCCGGGACTTGATGGAGCTCTTGCACGGGCCGAATCCAAGCCGTAATCAAATCGTCAAGGTGCTGGAGGCAATCACTCGACTGGCTATGGAAGAGCGGAACCGTCGCTCAAAGGGTTACTTTGACGCCCGCACCATATGGGGTATCGCGGAGTGCATGGCTAAGTTCCACCGTGAGCGCGACGAAGCGTCCCGACGAAACCTTGAAGTACTGAAGGCGCGCGCTGCGGTTGCCCGCGATCAGTTGTTTCCGGAACGCTTGGAGGAGCGTTTCCCGCAGATCGCGGCTGTCGCGATAGGCTTCATGAAGGGCGAGCGCTTGAGCAACCGCGAGCGCGCGGCTGCTATGGGGGTGAGCGAATCCGCGTACCGTCAGGTATGGGCATCCGTAGTAGATTGGCTGTTGACGCAGTTGATTGAGGCTGAGCAAAGCGCAGCTCGCTGCTTATTGCAGGTTGTACGCTCGGGCGCCCGGGATGGCCTCTGAGATTGGGCCGCGCAGGCTCCGCCTGTGTGACCCTTCTTCGAACATCGGCGCTCAGCTTGCATGCATCAATTTTCCCAGCGCTATTTGAAACAGCGTTGCTTAAGGCGCAGCGCGACGTTCACCAGAACAATGAGTACAGGCACTTCGATCAGTGGACCTATGACGGCAGCGAACGCTACCGGCGAGCTGATGCCGAAGGCAGCTACAGCCACCGCAATAGCCAGTTCGAAGTTGTTGCCAGCTGCAGTAAAGGCGATGGCTGTCGTGCGTGGGTAATCCTTGGCGATCAGCTTGCCCATGAAGAAGCTGACGGTGAACTGGACCAGGAAGTAGATTGCCAACGGGATAGCAATTCGAAGCACATCCCACGGTAGCCGGACCACGTCGCCGCCCTTCATGGCGAACATCACCACGATCGTGAACAACAAGGCCCCCAACGTTATCGGCCCAATGGCGGGCACAAAACTGTGCTCGTACCATTGCAGCCCCTTCGACGTGGTCAACGCTCGGCGTACCAGATATCCAGCGGCAAAGGGAATGCCGAGGTAGATCAGAACTGCCTCGGCAACCGGCCAGAAGCCAACATCGAGCACCACGCCCTGCAGCCCTAGCGCAATTGGCAACCAGGAAAGAAAGAACCAGGCGTAGACGCTGAAGAGCGCGATCTGAAAGAGGGAATTGAAAGCGACCAAGCCGGCAACGTATTGGTTGTCACCTTTTGCAAGCTGGTTCCAGACCAGCACCATCGCGATGCAACGGGCCAGCCCTATCAGGATGAGCCCAGTCATGTATCCGGGCTGGTCGCGCAGGAAGATCACCGCAAGGGCGAACATCAGCGCCGGGCCTATTATCCAGTTCTGGACCAGCGAGAGCGCCAGCACACGTTTGTCCTTGAACACGACGCCCAGTTGCGCGTAGTCCACCTTGGCGAGGGGAGGGAACATCATCAGGATCAGACCGATAGCGATTGGCACGTTGGTGGTGCCGATGCTCAGCGCGTCAATTTGGTGCTGGAGCCCCGGGAACGCGGCGCCCAAGCCAACGCCGACCGCCATTGCCAGGAAGATCCAGACGGTCAGGAAGCGATCAAGGAATGACATGCGCTCCGCACGCGACTCTGCCCTGTTGCTCATTTGCAGCGCCTCGGAGTGCTACAGGATTGGTCGCCTGCGCAGCAGTTTTCGGTCAGGTAGTCGACCAGGCTGTTCATCGCGTCGAAATTGGCGCGATAACAGACGGTGCGGCCGCGCTGCTCAGACGTGACCAAGCCAGCGGCTGCGAGCTCCTTCAGGTGAAAGGACAGTGTGGCGCCGGGAAGTGTGAGTGCCTGGGCGATCTCCCCGGCCAACTTGCCACCGTGACCAGCCTCGACCAGCAGGCGGTAGATCGACAGCCGCGTTCCATGACCAAGAGCGGCTAGTGCTAGCGTTGCAGACTTATGTTCCATAGAACTAGAATAATGGAATTGATTAACAGGGACAACCCATGCTCGACCTTCCCAATATCCACGCCGGCTCTCTACAGCAGCCCGCCAGTTCCGACCTTGAGATCGTCAGAGCGAGCAAGCACCGGCCGCGCATCCTGATCCTCTACGGCTCGCTGCGCGCCCAGTCTTATAGCCGCAAGCTGGCCTTGGAGGCACAGCGCCTGCTGCAACACTTCGGTGCCGAGACCCTGTTGTTCGATCCCCATGAGCTGCCGATGCTGGACGCGGTGCCGGCCGATCATCCCAAGGTGCGCGAACTGCGCGAGGCCTCGCTGTGGTCCGAGGGCCAGGTCTGGATCAGCCCCGAACGGCACGGGACATTGACCGCTGTGCTGAAAAATCAGATCGACTGGCTGCCGCTGGAGGAGGCCGGCATTCGTCCCACCCAAGGCCGCACGCTCGCGGTGATGCAGGTCAGCGGGGGCTCGCAGTCCTTCAATGTGGTGAACGCGTTGCGCGTGCTGGGGCGTTGGATGCGGATGATCACCATCCCCAACCAGTCGTCGGTACCGAAGGCCTGGCAGGAGTTTGATGAACATGGCCGGATGAAGCCATCTGCGTACTACGACCGGGTCGTCGACGTGATGGAGGAACTGGTGAAGTTCACACTGCTGGTCAGGGATCGCAGTGACTATCTTGTTGATCGCTACAGTGAGCGCAAGGGCAACGCCGCGGTGGCGGCTCTTGCGGCGGCCTCGGGCGCCAATTCTCCTCAAGCGGCCGCAGGAGCCGGAGCATGAAGGCGACCATCTACCACAACCCCAGCTGCGGAACCTCCAGGAACGTGCTGGCTCTGATCAGGCATGCGGGGATAGAGCCGGTGATCGTCGACTATCTGACCGACACGCCATCCAAGGCGCGACTGGCTGAGCTCATCAGCAAGGCTGGATTGACCGTGAGGGAAGCAATCCGCCAGAAAGGAACGCCCTACGCTGACCTTGGCCTGGACGATGCGGAGCTTACCGACGATCAGTTGATCGATGCCATGTTGACGCATCCCATCCTGATCAACAGACCGTTCGTGGAAACAGACTTGGGTGTGCGGCTTGCTCGCCCATCCGAAGCCGTTCTGGCAATTCTGCCAGTGGTAGCTAGTCCTTTCGTAAAGGAAGACGGCGAGGTGGTCATTGATGGGCGCGCGAAGAGGCCTGTGCCCTGATCTTCGCTCACCAGCGACCAACGTCGGCGAGGACTGAATGCGCAGGATATTCACCGTCAACCGTTGCGCTATTTGGACGAGGGAATGCGGGTTTGGAGTACAGAGTGCGCAGGTGATACCTGCGCACCTTCAGCGCTATATTCCTAACATCGCGAGATTAAGCCCGGCACAGGCCGGGCTTTTCTATTTCAACCCGATCACCATCGCCCCGTAAGCTCCTCCGCTCGCCGTGAGGTGATTGGGGCCGGTGCCGCGCGCAAGCGCGCCAGAATCGCCATGACTGGCCTGCGCACCAGGCAGTGGTGGTGATCGGACCTTCTACGCCCGTCCACTCTCACCGGAACAACGACTGAGCCCAGCCGGGCTGCGGTGACGGGCACCTTTTGCCATACAGGGGATTCACCCATGAACGCCAAGCAGGAGCCGCGCGGGGTCCGCAATAACAACCCGGGCAACTTGGACCGCGGGGCTATCGTGTGGCGCGGTGAGGACCGTAGTGCCGCGGCACTGGCGAGCGAGAAGCGCTTCTGTGTGTTCGAGACGCCGCAGGCCGGTTTCCGCGCGCTGGCCAGGACGCTGCTGACCTATCAGAACAAGCACGGACTGCGGACTGTGCGGGAAATGATCAACCGTTGGGCGCCGCCGGTGGAGAACAACACTGAGGCGTACATCGCCCAGGTGGCCCGGGAGGTTGGGGTGGGCAGCCGTGAAATCGTCAGCCTCAGCAAGCAGGTGCCGCTGCAGCGCATGGTTACGGCCATTGCCCGACACGAGAACGGCGGGCTGTTCTGGGATGAGGCTGTGATTGAGGCTGGCGTGCGCCAGGCTCTGGCCTGATGGACGGTGATCCGACGACCGCGCCGTGGTGGGCTGCAGGTGGCGCCTTCGCTCTCTGGGCCGTGCGGGAGATCTGGGGCGTCATCAACAGCCGGAAGAAAGAGCGGACTGAGACGGACGCCAACGTCACCCTGGTAAGCGGGCTGACTGAACGCATCGACCGGTTGGAGCAATCACAGGCACGGATGGGTACGCAGTTGGACGAGGAAATCAAGCTGCGGCGTGAGGCGCAGGAAGAGGCGCACCGGCTACGCATGCGAGTGCAGACGCTGGAAGGCCTGCTCCGTGGGCTGGGGGCGGTGATCCCGCCCGAACCGCCATGATGTACTTGGGCATAGGCCTGCTGGCCGGCCTGGCCGTTGCCGCGCTGGCGCACTGGCACGGCGACATAGGAATGGACCCTTGAAGGACGACTACTGCCGCCGGTCTTGGGTTGCCCGATAGAGCGCCTCGCAGATCTGCCTGCCAGTCTTTTCGAACGATTCGTGTAGCGGCTTCTCGCTTCCTTGGCTTTTCGCAGACCGAATAGCCTCCTCGTAAACGGTTGTCAGGCGGATGGCCAAAGGTCCCGCCCCAGAAAGACCCCAGAACCTGGCCAGTTGGGACATCGCCAAAGTGAGTGCCTTCGACTTCCCCTGTTCGGCCCGCAGCTTTTCTGTTAGCTCGGTAACCTGGGATTCGAGGACCGCAAGGCGCGCTTCGACGTCATTTTCCATTGGGCCGGGTGTTGGGTGGAGAAGGGCGCAGAGATTAACCCAATCGGGGTTCCGCCTAGGGAACCTATTCACAGTTGCTGTCGATTTGGAGGTTTGAGATGCGCATTCGTTTGAGGGGCAGTCTTGCCCACTTCCAGCCCGATCTGCATCCGGCACATGGCCCGCAGGTGTGGCCGTGGTGGAGGCTGGTGAGCTTGGGCCTTGTGCGCCTTGACGTGGCCAAGCCGTCCATGGCCTGGCGGCTCTGGGTCTACACCCGGTGGGGAGCGGGCTACGGTGATTTCGTGCTGGACCGCCGAAAGCTGGTTGCAGCATGACCCGCGCCCATATCCTCGCGGGCCTCCTGCTGTTCCTCGCTGGCTGCCTGCTGGGGCGGGAGTGGCGCGATCGTAGTGCGGACATTGCCGCCGGCAAGCAGGAAGTGAAGCAGCTCACCAGCCAAGTGCTGGCAGAGCAGGGTGCACGCGCGCTGGAACAGACCGAAGGCCAGGAGCTGGCCAAGATCGGAGCGAAGCATGAACAAGACCGGGAAGCGACCGAGGCCGTCCCTGCTGCTGTTGTTGCTGACCTGCGTGCTGGCAACCTCCAGCTGCGCCGGCAGTGGGCAGCGTGTGAAACCAACCGCGTGTCCGAATCCGCAGCCGGCGCCGCCGAACGTGATGCGCTCGCCGAACTACGAGCAAAGGATCAGGGCGATCTTGTTCGAATCGGGCGAGACGCCGACGATCAGGTCCGAGCCTGCCAAGCGGTAGTCATCGAGGATAGGAAGTGAGCGCTCGGAACGAAGCGTTTCGATGAAGCGAAAGCCGGCGCGGGAGTATATCCCCGCGCCGGAAACGTTCACTTATGGATGATTACTTCGCCAACGCGCGCATTCCAACTCTCGACCACAACGCATCCCGTCTCATTGCAGAAGGTCGTGGTGCAGCGCAACCAACCATCGCCAATAGGGCTGCATGAGGTGCTCAGGTTGCCCCCGCCGGGACCGGCGACGGCGGGAGCGGCGATAGGAAGGGTGGCGACTGTGGCTGCAATCGCCGCAGCTAGGACAGAAACAAGACCAACAACTTTCATAGAAAACTCCTTTTCTAGTGAAGCGATGGATTATTAGCCGAAGTCCGATTGCCGATTCCTTCGGCGTTTTTACAGTCGCACAGAATCTGTCAGGGGGCAAATTTCCATTTGCTGATAGATGATGGCGTGACATGAGGTAGTTCGGGTCGGTCGCCTGTAAGCGACCTAGCGAATCAAATAACCATGGGCCCCGGCAATCCCGGGGCTTTTCTTTTGGAGAATCCGTCGTGCATGACAAGAAGGCAGCGATTCCTGTCCCATCGGGCCTAGTGGTTGTTACGCAGGCTGGTAAGGCCAAGGCAGGGCAGGTCCACACCTGCATCAGCCGGCAGCCCACGTGGGCGACAAAAGCTTACGCATGGCTCCATGACAAGGCGCCGTACCCAATCAACCGCGTTCGCGCGCTGCTGGAGCGGTGGATGGCCAAGCAGGAAGCCATCGACCTGATGAAGGGGCAACTCGGCCGGATCGAAACGAAGCTGGATCAGCTGATTGAGGCGCTGGCTGACGACGACTTGGGCGAAGTGCAGAACGTCGTATCCGTGTCCCTCAGTGGTGAGCCGCTGGGCCGTGAGCGCGACCAAACACAAGGACTCAGCTGATGCCCTCCTTCGCACCAAGCCACAAGCCGATGCAGCGCATGGCACCTGTCTATGAGCCTCCCGGCCAGCAGCCGCCCAGCTATGGGAATGGGAGGGGCGGCAGGCCGTGGCGCCGGCTACGTGATGCGGTCCTCAAGCGTGACTGCTACCTGTGTCAGTGTCTGGCCTGCAAGGCCGCTGGACTGCCACTGCTGGCCGATGAGGTCGATCACATCGTGCCCATAGCCGAGGGTGGGACGGATGCAGAGAGCAACCTGCAGGCAATGAACCGTGACTGCCACGCAAAGAAGACTGCGCAAGAGGCTGCACGCGGAGTGAGACGTCGAGTGGAGTCCGACTCCACCCATGTAGGCCTATAGACAAGCGGGTAGGCGATGGAATGAGAGTGGTTCGCAATAAATTACGAAAAATGATGGTTATTGAGAATGATTCGCAATAGACCCGGGGGGAGGGGAAAAAGTCGGGAGGCTTACACCTCGGACACCGGCCGCCCAGTGGTTTTTTTGCACCGTCAATTCAGAAAATTCAGTTTTTGAGGTACCCATGGCCCGTCCCCGCAAACCGACATCGCTAAAAGTGGTGGCCGGCACGGATCGGCCAGACCGTGACCCGGCGCCGGCCTCCGATCTTCCCTTGGTCGAAGACATACCGCCGCCGCCCGATTGGCTCCCGAATGCGCACGCGCGCAAGGAGTGGGAGCGGTTGGCCCCCATTCTCCACGCCAACAAGTTGCTGACTGAGGCCGGTCTATCTGCCCTCGGACAGCTATGCGCCCTGCATGGCAAGACAGTGCAGCTCTATGCGGCAGGCGAGGCTCCGGTCGCTTCGATGGTCGCCCAGCTGCGCGGACTTATGAATGACTTCGGGCTTACCCCCGTTGCACAAGGGAAGGTGAAGCCAAATGGCGGCACGGAAAAGCCGGGGAACAAGTTCGGGGCACTCGGCCAGCCCGGCACCAGGTGACTACGTTGATGTGGCCGTGGCCTATGCCACCGATGCGGCAGCGAACAAGGGCAAGCGCTACGGCAGGCTGATCCAACTCGCCGCGAAGCGTTTCCTCAATGATCTGAAGCGGGCGAAGAAGAAGGGCGCGCCGTTCTACTTCTCGCCCGAGCACGCCAACCACGTCTGCGGTTGGATCGAGTTGTTGCCTCACGTCGAGGGCAAGTGGGAGACGCCGGAAATCCGGCTGCATGCCTCCCATGTGTTCTTCCTCGTGCAGCTGTTCGGGTTCCGCAAGCCGGACGGCAATGTAACGCAGGCCTCTTCGCCCGCCTCGGTCCGGCGGTTCACCTCGGCGCTGTTCGCGGTGGCACGAAAGAATGCGAAGTCCACGCTGGCGGCGGCCATTCTGCTGTACTGCGAATGCTGCGAAAACGAGGAAGGCGCCCAGGTCATTTCGGCAGCCACGACGTATTCGCAGGCGTCGATCATCTTCAACGTCGCCAAACGCATGGTGGAGAAGACCCCAGACCTGCGCGAGCAGTACGGGCTGGAAACGTGGGCTAAGTCGATCAGCCGAGTGGAAATCGGTGCCAGCTTCAAGCCGGTGCATGCGAAGGCCAGCACCCAGGACGGCTTGAACCCATCACACGTGGGGCTGGACGAAATCCACGCGCACAAGACGCCTGATCTGCTGAACGTTCTGCAGTCTGCGGCTGGTGCACGCGGCAACCCGCTGTGGCTGTTCACCACGACCGAGGGCTACACCAACCCTGGGCCTTGGGCTGAAATACGCCAGTTTGCCAAGCAGTTGCTGGAAGGTGTCTTCAAGGACACCGCCGATCACTATTTGGCCGTGTTCTACGCGGTGGACAAGGACGACAGGGATTTCGATGAGGCGTCTTGGTTCAAAGCCAATCCGCTCTTGGATGTTAATCCCAAGCTCCTGGATGCGATTCGCAAGGAATCGGTCGAAGCCAAGGCGATGCCGTCCAAGCTGGCCGAGTTCCAGATCAAACGGCTGAACCGGCCGGCATCACAGGCGAACGGATTCATTCTTCTGCCGAAATGGAAGAAGTGCGCGGGGTTGGTTGACTTGGATCGATTGCGAGATATCCCATGTTGGGGAGGCCTCGATCTAGCGAGCACTACCGATTTGACCTCCATGCGGTTGGTCTGGCGTGTTGAAGACCGAATTCTCACTTGGGGTAGGCGCTGGGTGCCGGAAGAGGCAGTGAAATCGCGCGGAGAACGAGGGACGGTGCCTTACCCAGGCTGGGTTGCCGCCGGCCATATGGAGCAGACCGAAGGCGAGGTTACTGACTACTCCGTGATTGAAGCAGCGATTCTGGATGTCAAGGAGCGCTTCAATCTCCAGGCAATGGCGTTTGACCGCTGGAACGCGACAGAGATGGTCAGCCGCTTGGTAAAGGCGGAAGTGCCGATGGTGGAGTTCATTCAAGGCCCGAAGTCCTACCACCCCGCCATTCGGGAAATGGAAATGGCGTACGTCGCGGGACGCTTGGTTTACAGCGAAGACCCGGTGTTGACGTGGTGCGCCTCGAACCTTGTTGTACGGCGAGATCAGAACTTGAACATGGCGCCGGACAAGCGCAAGTCGCCGGAAAAGATCGATGACATGACAGCCCTCCTTATGGCGATTGGCCTGAGCATTCCGGCGGACTCGACCGAGGAAGGAAATATGGACGACTGGCTAAACGATCCCGTGAGGAAAGCAAGGTGAAAAGAAACCCGCCGAGAGCCGGCATCATGGGTCGTATCGCCGCGGCAATTGATGGCTGGGTGCGTTCCTTCACGACGAGGGATGAGGAACTATACGTTGACCGAGACATGCTCAGCGAAGCGGGCGTTTCGGTTACGCCGCGTGCGGTGCTCCAGGTCGATGCGGTCTGGGCGTGTGTGCGTTTGATCTCGGAGACGATCGCGACCTTGCCGCTGTCGATCTACGAGCGCACCAGCAGCGGAAAACAGGTGGCAAGCGGTCACCCGCTCCATTTCGTGGTGCATGACCAGCCAAATGGCGATTCAACGGCTGCGATCTTCTGGGAGGCCATGATCGTCGCAATGCTGCTGCGCGGCAACGCGCATGCGGAAAAGCTCTACGCGGGGCAGCGAGTCATTGGCTTGCAGTTCCTGGACCCGGGCAGGTTGACGGTGACCCAGGATGCCAGCGGAAACAAGGTATATACCTACAAGCGCTCGAACGGAACGCCTCGAGTGATTCCTGCGAATCGAATCTGGAGAATTCCAGGTTTCACGCTGGATGGGGAGAACGGGGTCTCGGTGATCGCCTATGGTGCCAAGGTGTTCGGGAGTGCGATCGCGGCTGATCGGGCTGCGGCACGCACGTTCAAAAATGGCCTTCTGCAGACCGTCTACTACAAGATCAATACCTTCCTGAAGCCCGAACAGCGGGCAGATTTCAAGAAGAACTTGCTAGGGACGATTGAGCGCGGCGAGACGCCGCTGCTGGAAGGTGGCACCGAAGCAGACACTCTCGGCATCAACCCAGCCGACGCGCAGCTTTTGGAATCGCGTTCTTTCGCTGTTGAGTCCATCTGTCGCTGGTTCCGCGTGCCGCCATGGATGGTAGGGCACACCGAAAAATCAACCAGTTGGGGCACTGGCATCGAGCAACAGATGATCGGCTTCCTGACATTCACGCTGAGCCCTTGGCTTCGACGGATTGAACAGGCCATCAGCAAGGACCTGATGACGCCAGCCGAGCGGATAAGGTTCTACCCAAAATTCACGGTTGAAGGTCTACTGCGTGCAGATAGCGCTGGCCGTGCTGCGTTCTATGGGGTGATGGTCGATAAGGGCATTCTCACCCGCGATGAGGTGCGAGCGCTGGAGGACCGGGCCCCGATGGGCGGGAATGCCGCCGTGCTAACCGTGCAATCCGCCATGACCACGCTGGACAGCGTTGGCCAGGCTTCCGATGTAAACCAAGCCAGGGCCGCGATCCGCGGGTTCCTCGGTTTCGACGACGACAAGAAGGACTGACCACATGACGATCAAGACGCTGCCGGGTGTCCCGGAGGGTCGCCCCTGCGCCGCTGTCAGCAGCCAGATCCAACCGCGCGCACTTGACCGCTGGGAGGCCGGCGTCAGGGCGGCCTCCGAGACCGAAGCGGATCGGTCCATCAGCATCTACGACGTGATCGGCTACGACTATTGGACGGGAGAAGGCGTGACCGCCAAGCGCATCGCGGCATCCCTGCGTGGGATGGGGAAAGGACCGGTCACGGTCAACATCAACAGCCCCGGCGGCGACATGTTCGAAGGCCTCGCGATCTACAACCTCCTGCGCGAGCACGAGGGCGAGGTCACCGTGAAAGTGCTGGGTCTCGCGGCATCGGCTGCATCCGTCATCGCAATGGCCGGTGACACCGTCCAGATCGCGCGCGCCGGCTTCCTGATGATCCACAACGCCTGGGTTGTTGCTGTGGGCAATCGCCATGACCTCGCCGACGTGGCCGCAACCCTCAAGCCCTTCGATGACGCGATGGCCAGCATCTACGCCGCTCGCACCGGCGCGGAGCAGAAGGCCATGTCCAAGCTAATGGACGCCGAGACGTGGATCGGCGGCGCCTCCGCTGTGGAGGACGGGTTCGCCGACGAACTGCTTGCTTCCGACCAGGTGGAGAAGGGTGCCAGCAAGGAGAGCGCCTCGGCGGTCCGTCGCGTTGAAGCGGGCTTGCGCGCCACCGGCATGCCGAAATCGGAAGCCATGCGTCTGATCAGTGAAATCAAGTCCAGCCGGGGCGATCCCGCTGGCAGCGGTGGGGGCGATCCCACCGATAAAGGCCAGAAGGCCATCCGTGTGCAGGCAGATCCCCTGCCTCGCCTGTCGTTCAACCTCCCGCAATAGGAGCAACACCCAATGAAGTCCATGAAGCTTTCCGCGACCTTCTATCTGGTCGTTCTCGCCATCGCCTCGGCGATTCCCCTGTTGGTCGGCGCAACCGCGAACCTGTCCCTGCCCGTCATCGGGCTGAGTTTGCTGGGTAGTGCAGGCGTGGTTGCTCTGGCATCCATGCTGATCAAGCCCAGTGCCGGCCGGCAGTTCCGTTGCCACTCGCAGTTCGGCGATGTCGGCGAGGATGTCGAAAAGCAGTACAAGCAGGTCAGTGCCGACCTGAAAACTGTCGGTGACCAGCTGAAGTCCTACGCGGAAGTGGCCGCGAAGAACTCCGAGCTGTCGTCCGAAACCCGCGCCAAGGTCGACGAAATGTTTACCAAGCAGGGTGAGCTGCAGGCCAACCTCCAGGCCGCCGAGCAGAAGCTGGCCAAGATCGAGGCCAACGGTGCCGGTGGTGACGTGCAGCACCAGACGTTTGGCCAGCAGTTCGTGAACGGGGACGAGTTCCAGGCCTTTGCGGCCAGGACCACCCCGCGCGGTCGCGTCGACATGACCTTCAGTGCTGCAATCACTTCGGTCACCACGGACACCGATGGCGCGGCCGGCGACCTGGTCACCACTACCCGCCTGCCGAGCGTTATCGCGCCGTCCAATCGCCGTCTGACGGTGCGTGACCTGATCACCCCGGGCCGTATGGACGGCAACACGCTGGAGTACGTGAAGGAGACCGGTTTCACCAACAACGCTGCGCCGGTCGCCGAAGGTGCTAAGAAGCCGGAGTCCACCCTGAAGTTCGATCTGGTGAGCACCACGGCCAAAGTGATTGCGCACTACATGAAGGCATCGCGCCAGATCCTCAGCGATGCCTCGCAGCTGGCCAGCTACATCGACGGTCGCCTGCGCTACGGACTGGCCTTCAAGGAAGAGCAGCAGCTGCTCAATGGCGACGGCACGGGCCAGAACCTGTTGGGCATCATCCCGCAGGCCACGGCCTACGTTGATCCGATCGCCCTGGCCGACGCCACCGTGATCGACAAGATCCGCTTGGCCATGCTGCAGGCCCAGTTGGCAGAGTTCCCGGCCAGCGGCATCGTGATGAACCCCATCGACTGGGCGCGTGTCGAGCTGGAGAAGGACACCACGGGCCGTTACATCATCGGCAACCCGCAGGGCGTCATCGGCGCCACCCTGTGGAACCTGCCGGTGGTGACCACTCAGGCCATTGCCGAGGACAAGTTCCTGACCGGCGCGTTCAAGCTTGGCGCTCAGGTGTTCGACCGCTGGCAGGCGCGCGTCGAGGTGGCCACCGAGAACGAGGACGACTTCGTCAAGAACCTGGTGACGATCCTGGCTGAAGAGCGCCTGGCTCTGGCCGTGTACCGCCCGGAAGCCTTCATCTACGGCGACCTGGGCAACGTCGCTTAATCCACCGTTCCAGAGCAACCCGGCCTGCCACAGCGCAGGCCGGGTTTGGAGATGACCATGCTGATCAAGTTCAAAGAGCCCGACCCGCGCGCCGGCACGACCGTTCGGATGGACAGCTGCCGCGGGCAGTACTTCATCGACATAGGCTCCGCCGACGCGGTGAGTGAGCAGCCTTCGACCGAGTTGCCGCCGCCGACTCTGGAAGATGCGTTGCCTGCGGCGGAATTCTCGGAAGCCGCCGCCGCTGTGACTGAACAGCCTGCCAGCAAAAAGAGCCGCCAGGGCAAGGGCAAGGCTTGACCGTGGAACTGATCACCATCGAACAGGCCCGGGCGCACTGCCGGACCGAACCCAACGATGACGCGCTGCTGGAGCTGTACGGTACCGCTTCGGAGGGGGCTGCGCAGCAGTTCCTCAACCGTCGAGTGTTCCCGGACGACGATTCCATGGCTGCCGCTGTTCTCGATGGCACTGCAGGCGCAGACCCCATGCTCGTCAATGACTCGATCAGGGCTGCTGTGCTCCTGCTGCTGGGTCACCTGTACCGAACGCGGGAGGAAGTGCAGGGAAGCGACGGGGCAACTGTCCAGGTCCCGTTGGGCGCCCATAGCCTGCTCTGGCCGTACCGCACAGGGCTGGGGGTCTGATGAGCATCGGAGCAGGCGAGCTGCGACACCGCGTCTTGATCCAGCAGCATGTGACAACCCGCGACGACGATGGCGTGGCCCACACCGCGTGGACCGACGTGGCCACAGTCTGGGCATCGGTCGAGCCGCTGTCGGCCCGGGAGTTCATCCAGTCTGGCCAGACGCAAGCGGCTATTACGGCCCGGATCACCATTCGGTACCGCGCCGACCTTCAGGCGTCGATGCGCATCCTTCATCGGGGACAGGTCTACAACATCGCAGGCCTTCTTCCCGACAAGGTGTCCGGGCTGGAATACATCACGATCCCGGTATCTGCCGGCGTCAATGAGGGGCAATAGCCATGAACGTTGGCCGAGTCGAGATCAAGGGCGCAGACGCCGTGATGAGCATTCTGCGAAGCCTGCCAGCCGAGGTGGTGAGCAAGAAGGGTGGGCCGGTAAAACTGTCCTTGGCCAAAGGCGCGAGATACCTCCGGGACCGGGAGCGGGAGGCGTTGCGGTCAGTGATTGAGGAGGGGGACCAGTCTACGGGCCTGCTGGAGGAGAACATCATCGCCAGCCGAGGAAAGGCGCCAACTGGCGGAAACGGTGAACGCTACTTGGTTCGCATCAAGCGCAAGATGTATCCAGGCCGTAAGGGCGAGCAGGTCAGTACCTTGAAGTCCGCTCAGCTCAAGGAATATGGCTCAGCGCATCAGCCGGCGCGCTCCTTCATCCGACGCACTGTGCAGACCCACGCTGCGCGCACGATCACCATTGTGGTGGATGACCTGAAATCTCGCCTGGACAGAGTAGTTAGAAGGCTCGCCACGACGGGCGGGGGAGGGCGCTGATGTTTCCCAAGGTGTTCAAAGTCATCAGCACCAACGACGTGAAATCCATTGTTGGTACTCGCATTGGTCGCCATGGTGAAGTCTCGCCGGGCGAGACAAAGCCTTACATCACGTGGCAGATCGTCGGCGACGATCCTCAGCTGCAGCTCAGCGGCGGGCCTTGCACCAACTTCACCGCGATCCAGATTGACTGCTACCACGCCACCGATGCGGGCATTGAGCAGCTTGCTGTGGCGGTACGCGCTGCTCTGGACGCCGCCAGGGTGGCAAACCGGGTAGTGATCGACGCTCGGGATACAGAGACCCGGCTGTATCGGGTAGGCCTGCAGGCCGACTTCATCGGGTTGTAACCCGAACTTCAATCAGCACACGCCGCCGCAAGGCGGTTTTTTTATGCCCGAAGGAGGGCTCAGCAATGGCTGAAATTGACGAAACCGTCCAAACCCAAGGGACGCAGCTGTTTTTCGTGGACACCCTCACCACTCCCGCGACCCCGCGCCTTGTGATGTTGAACTGCCCCACCGGCATCACCGGGATGGGCGGCGGCGCGCCGTCGCAGATCTCGACCACGTGCCTTGGCAACAAGGAGGGCGAAACGTCCAAGCCGGGATTGAATCAGGTCTCGACCTTGTCTGTCCCGTACAACTTCAAGCCGTCGCGCATTTCGCACCGGCTTCTGTCGGACATGCAGAAATCGAAGAAGACGTTCCACTGGATGGCCTGCCTGTCCGATGGCGTCGATCCCCCTGAGATGGATATCGACGGGACGCTCACCGCTCCCGAGGGTCGCACGTCCATCGAGTTCGATGCGTACGTGGCCACCAACACCCTGGACATCGCTACCAACGAGATCGTGCGCGGCACCGCCGGCCTCACCCAGCAGGCGGAAGGGCAGATCTTCCACTGGAACGGCGCCCCGGTGAACAACGACGACATCGTTCCGTAAGCATCGCATCCATGCGCCGGTCCCTTGGCGGGCCGGCGCTGCCAGAGGAAAACCATGAAGCTACCTGACTCTCTGTTCGTATCCCCGACCAGCCATCAGCGACCCATCAAGCTGCCTGACGGAACGGAACACATTTTCAACTTCCGCGAGCTGCCAAGCGTGGACTTCCGCCAGATTGTGCAACTGGAGGCCAATGACGACCCAGCCCGCCGTGCCTCTGCGGTGGCGCTGGCCGTGTCCATGTCCATCGTGGATGACGAAGGAAAACGCGTCATGACCATGGAGGTTGCCTCAACGCTGAAGCCTTCTGTCGCTATGGCGATGTGGGCGGTGATCGTGGAGGTCAACAAGTTCCAGGGAAAAGTTCATTCGTCGCCCGAGGCGGCGAGTGGTTCAAGTACCAACTCGCCCTGAGTCTTGGGAAAACCCTCGGAGAAATCGAAGCCATGCCTCAGCGCGAGCTTGAGGGGTGGCGCGAATTCTATGTGCTGTACCCGTTCGATGATCGTCACCGCTACCACAAGCCGGCAGCCGCGCTGATGGCAGTGCTGGGTGGGAAGTACGAAGAACGCATCGAATTTCTGTCGCCAACGCCGAAGCATGCCGGGATGTCTGAGGCAGACGCGAAGACGTTGCTTGCGTTCGGCATCAAGCCACACATGAGGCCTCACTAATGGCAACAGCCGGTTCCATCGTCATTGATCTTCTGATGCGCACCGGCTCTTTCGTGACGGATGCCGACCGCGCAGAGAAGGCTGTAAAGAAGCTGGAGAAGACCGCGCTTGCGATGGGCGCGGCGCTTGGTGCCGGCCTTGCAACTGCTGCCACGACCTTGACTGCATTGGTCAAGTCGTCCATCGACACCATGGACGAAATGAGCAAGACGGCGAAAGTCGTCAACATGGGCACCGAGGATTTTTCGAAGCTGGCCTATGCCGCCAGCTTTGCCGATCTCACTGTCCAGGACTTGCAGACCACCATCGGCAGGCTGACCAAGGCTCAGACCGAAGCCCTTGATAGCGGCAGCAAGCAAGCGCAGATATTCGATGCCCTTGGCATCAGCATCAAGGACTCCAATGGCAAGCTGCGCCCAACCATTGACTTGCTCTATGACTTTGCCGACGCGTTCAAAGCGCAGAAGGGGTCGCAGGAGGTTGTCACCGCAGGGATGGCCATCTTCGGCAAGAGCTTCCAAGGTCTCATTGACCTGCTGAAGGATGGCTCGCAGGGCTTGCGTGATGCAGGGGTCGAGGCACAGGCATTCGGCCAAGTCATCTCCGGCGAGGCAGGTTCGAACGCCGAAGAATTCAACGACAACCTCGCAAAAATGAAGCTCTGGGTTCAGGGCGTTGGCAATGCCGTCGCCGCCGACCTTTTGCCTGACCTGTTGCAGATGTCGGGCCAGTTCCTGGACAGCGCCAAGAGCGGCGAGAAGCTCAACGAGACTGCCAGCAGGATCGCAGATGGTCTGCGAGTGATTGCTACTGCAGCCGGCTATGTGGCCAAGGCATTTGACCTTGCCGGAACCGCGATTGCTGCATCCCTGGCAACTGCAAACGCCGGTGTCCTTGCCTTGCAGGGCGACTTCAAGCGCGCATTCGAAATGTTCGCTATGGGTCAAGACGGCCTAATCGCCAAGGTTAAGGCGTTTGGCGACGATGGATCGTCAGCGCCCAGTGCGCCCAAAGTGAATCTCATCGACCCGAGTGAGGGCTTGATTGACTGGAAGGCGCAGAAGGAGATGGAGTCCCGGCTGCAGAAGTTGTTCGACGGATCTGGCGAGGGTAAGGGCGGCGGCAAATCTGCAGCGCAGAGCGATGCGGAGAAGCTGACCAGCGCCTACAAGCAGCTGAACGAGCAACTGGCCGAGCAGATCGCGCTGCACGGCGACAACAGCGCAGCGGCCAAGCTGGAGTATGACTTGACGGTCGGGGGGCTCAAGGGCCTGACCGATGCGCAGAAGGAGGAGTTGCGCCAGAAGCAGGACAAGCTTGACCTGATGGACCTCCAGGCCGAAGCCGACAGGGCCGCATTGGACCTGTTCAAGAAGGAGCAGGAGGCGGAGGAAGATCGAAAGAAGGCCTTCAAGGACCACAAAGAAGACCTTGAGTTCGAACTGAGCTTGCTCACGCTATCCAACAAAGAGCGTGCCAAAGCCATTGAGCTGCGGTATGCCGGGGTGGACGCGGCCAGCGCCGAAGGAAAGGCCATTGGCGAGCTATCCGGCAAGCTGTATGACCAAACCCAGACCACCGACAAGCTGATCAGCCTGCAGGACGATCTGCGGGATGCGTTCGCCGACAACTTCTATGACGTGATCACAGGTGCGAAGAGCGCCAAGGACGCGGTGAAGGACTTCTTCGATTCTGTCGCGGACAGCATCTTGAAGATGATCACGCAGAACCTGACCAGCGCGCTTTTCGGGCAGCAAGGGCAGAACGGCGGCGGCATGTTCGGCGGTGCGATCTCCAGCATGTTTTCCGGGATGTTTGGAGGTGGCGGCGCCGGTGGTGCAGCTGCTGGCGGGGGCGGCTTCTGGAGTGGCGTGGCGTCGATGTTCGGTGGCGGCAAGGCCATCGGTGGCGATGTCCTTTCGGGTCGCGGCTATTGGGTGGGCGAAGAGGGGCCCGAGTGGTTCGCACCACGTGGGACGGGAACGATTGTGCCCACTGCAGTGGCCATGAACCAAGGACGTGGAGGCAAGCAGATCGTGCAGAACCTGAGCGTTACTGTGGCCGGTCGGCCCGATGGGCGGACACCGCAGCAGATCGCGCGAGAGTCGGGCAAGGAAGCGGCGCGGGCCATGTCGAGGACGGGCCGATGAACGGCGTTATCGACATGCGCCTTCCGGAGTGTGTGGCGTACGGCTTCCAGGGCGGGCCGGAGTGGAACACAAGCATCGTGGAGATGGACAACGGCGGGGAGGTAAGAAACGCGCAATGGATGTATCCGCGAATGCGGTTCAGCGCGTCGTTCAACAACCTTGGCGCCGATGGCCAGAGGGCGGTGCAGGCCGTGTTCTACGCCGCGCGCGGGCGTCTGTATGCCTTCCGCTTCAATGATCCCTTGGATTACGAAGCGGAAGGCGAGCCCATTGCTCCGAACATCGGGACTTCTGATCCGGTGCAGCTCACCAAGACCTACCGCTTCGGCCCCTCTGCTGCTGTTCGAAGGATTCAGGCCATTGTGAGCGCGGTGGTTCGCAACTCTTCCGGAGATATCGTGCCGGGCTCGCTCGATGCTGGAACGGGCTTGTTCGTTCCGGCCTTGCCCTGGGAATCGGACACGTACGAATGGTCCGGGGAGTTCGATGTGTGGGTTCGCTTCGATAGCGATTACAACGCCTTCACGTTGGGCGACCTGGATGCACACAGCGCCGATATCGAGCTTGTGGAGGTGCGGCGATGAAGCAGATCCCCATAGCGTTGCAGAGTCACCTGCAGCAGCCGGCTACGACTTGGTGCTTCCTAATGCGGGTGGCGTGCGTTGGCCGGTGGGCAGGTACGGTTCTGGGCTTCACCACGTTGGACGCGGATCTGGAATACGACGACGGGAAGGGGGTGGTTCGCTACCGGTCGGATAACGGCTTCAAGCCCGACCGCCTGCAGAGCGCAGCCGATTTCAGTGTCGGCAACACCGACATGAGCGGCTGGGTCACGGCTGATGGCATCACTGCGCAGGACGTCGCAGCGGGCATGTTCGATTACGCGGAAGTCACGATCTACCGCGTGAACTACATGGACCTGACCCAGGGCCACGAGTTGGTACTGTTCGGAACCTGCGGCCAAACCAAGACTCACCAAGACGCGTGGACAACTGAATTCCGCTCGCTGATGCAGCAAGCAAAGCAGACCATTAGCACGGTCTACTCGCTCACCTGCCGTGCGGAGTACGGGGACTCCAAGTGCCAGATGGCTTTCGTGTGGGAGCCGGGGGTGGTGGCTGCCATTGGCTCCGATCCGCGTCGCATGATCACCAGCTCGGGGTTGGCTCATGCTGATGGCTACTTCGACCTTGGCGTCATTGAATGGTTGACCGGTCGGAATTCGGGGTTGCAGTCGGAGGTGGACGAGTTCCTGGCCAACGGAGATATCCGGCTTTCGCTGCCAACGGGATTCCCCATCTCCGAAGACGATAAGTTTCGCATCCGTGAGGACTGTGACAAGACGTTCACCACCTGCAAGGCCAAGGGGAACGTTCTGCAGTTCCGAGGCGAACACCTCACGCCCGTCGCGGATACCGCGATCTCCGCGCCCGGCGCATACATCCCATCGGTGGACTCAGCATGAGCGAACAGATTGACATTGCGCGCTCGATGATCGGCGTGCCGTGGCGCCACCAAGGCAGGAACGCCGCAGTTGGGATCGACTGCGCCGGCTTGCTCATCTTGGCATTCGGCGTCCAGGGCGAGAAGCCGACGTATGGTCGCAACCCCTTTCAAGGACAGATGGAAGCGACGCTGCAGCAATACCTTGGCCAGCCACTTGCAGAGGGCGCGCAGATGCTGCCAGGAGACGCGGTGGCCATGGCCTACGCAGGGGACATCCGGCATTGCGGGCTGATCGCCGGAGAGCCGGGAGCCCTGACGCTGATCCATACCGATAGCACCCTGGGGCGGGTCACGGAACACCCGCTGGATGCCAAGTGGCTCAAGCGCATTCGACACGTCTACCGGCGAGGTGACACGTGAGTGGATCTTCCATCGGCGGCATAGTCGGCGGCGCCATTGGCTTCGTAGTCACTGGTGGCAACCCCATCGGCGCGCAGGTTGGCTTTATGTTGGGCTCCGCGATTGGCGGGTACATCGATCCGGTCAAGGTCACAGGCCCGCGCCTGTCTGACGCCATGGCGCAGACAAGTACCGTGGGAGGCGTGATCCCTTTCGGTCATGGGGTCTATGTCACTGCGGGAAACATCATCTGGCGGGACGTGCTCAAAGAACACAAGAAGACCGAACGGGGCGGCAAAGGCGGCGGGCAAAAAACCACCACGTACACCTACACCCGCAGCTATGCCGTTGGCGTGTGCCAGGGGCCCATCTACGGGTTCCATTGGATCAAGCGGAACGGCAAGAAGGTCTACACAACCAGCCCTACAGCGACTGCCGATGAGAGGACTTACAGCGCGAAGTGGTTGCGCAAGGCCACGCTCTATCTCGGCAACGAAGCGCAGATGCCCGATTCAACCATCGTTGCGGTGGAGGGGGTTGGGAATGTGTCTCCGAACAGAGGGCTTGCGTACATCGTTGTGGAGAATGACGACCTGACAGACATGCAGGGCGCCATTCCCCAATACGAATTCTGTGTCCGAGCCTCGCCGCCCGAGGCGTATCTAACGAGCCATGTGTATCCGCAGCATGCGGGTGAACGCGCAGGCATGGGGGTGCAGCTTGGGCTTGGCGTTCTAAGGGACTTGGTTGAAGACTCAAGCGTCACAGAGTCAAGCACCGTTGGCATTAGCTTCCAGGTGGCCCAGCTTCGGCAGCCTCAAGCATTTGCCACCGCAGACGATCAGAGCGCGATGGATGTGACCTTCCCCATTGCGACGCTACGAGAGCCGAAGGTGGTGTTGCCCCCAAGCGAAGAGGCAGCTGCCTCAGCAGTGTCGTTCCCGACCGCAACAAAGCGCATCGCTCTGGTTGCACACAAACAACCGGCTGAAAAGGCATCTGCCTCAATCTCCCTTCCGCAGGCGACTCTATATGTTCCGTGAATCCGATAACCTAAAGCGCTTCCAAGACTCGATTGTGACCGATATCAAGGCGAAAGCCGTGGCGTCGGCACGTTGGAAGGTGCGCGCCATGAAGGGGAATATGATTCTCCGCGAAACGCCATGGATGAAGAATGTGATCGTCAACCGGTGGTGGGATAGCCTCGCCACTACCCTTGGCTCCCTTGGTTTCAAGGGATTCATTGCTGGCGCCGGGACAGCGACGCCTGCTGTTACCGATACCGCCCTGCAAAGCTATCTTGGCGGCGGCAATGCGTTCCAATCCGCGAGTACCGTGATTAATTCGACCGTCGCGCCGCGTAGCATGACCACCTCCGTCACCATTCGCGGGGCGGAGGGTGCAGTTGTCGGAAACGTTGCTGAGCTGGCGTTGTATTGGGGCTCTACCGGTGGCACCCAGGCGCCTTCGAACACCGTGTCCATTTGCAACCGAGTTCGCGTAACGGATGAGCTTGGGGCACCCACCACGATCCAAGTCCAAGCCGACGAGTTCTTGGAGATCACTTGCGAGATGACATGGTTTGCTATCGACGGCGCAACCGGCGTTTGGCAGATGATGGATAAGGGTGTACTCAAGACGTTTAACTATGAAATCCGCCCTGTCTCCATGAATTCAAATGCTTGGAAGACCATCGGCATCAACTCGTCGGTGGTCCCTTTCAACCCATCCTCTTATATCAGCACAGCCAGCACGTCTAGCTACAACTCACCAAAAGCGCTCGCACAGACAACATTCGTAAATCCGTCTGCAACGGGCGCGTCTAATACGGAGGCGCCGGGGTGGAACGTAGCATCCAACGCGTTTGACAGTAACCAGTTGCTTGAAGCTTACGTGCCGGGCTCGCGTACCACCAAGCAAAGGATTCGCCTTCCGTTGAATAACGGCAACTTGGCCGCTCCCGGCATCCGGAGCATCATGATCCCGTTCGGTGATACCAGTGCTAACAGTTGTTGGTGCGTGCATCAAATGCTCTTGGATGGCCCGTTTGTAAAGACCTCCAACGAACTGTTGGATATGCCCATTACTGTTGTAAGGGATAACGCGTAATGCTCCCCCAAGGCGGCGGTCTATCTACCAAGGCGGCGATCAGCGGGTTTTCGTATCCAGTTAAGACGCCATTGCCCATCGACAATTTGCAGGATTGGGAACTCGCTGGAAAGTATTTGAATGATCCAAGCGAAGGGTTGCGGGTAAAGGTGTGGGCGGTGAAAGGTGTCAGGAACGCGGATACCGGAAGCATTGATGTTTTGGTAAGTGCGCCCGGTGGTGTCTCGCCGACAGAGGCCTCGCGCGTTTTGTTTAGCGGTGCCGATATCACGCAGCTTGCCTTGGCTTTTGACCAAAACATGAGTCCCTTTGTTGCGTACACGCAAGGGGACAGCGCCAAGATATATTGGTACGACCCGCTTGTGCCGGGAATGGCAGTTACGACGCTCCCTGCCGGTTCGTATGACCTTCGATGCTGCATGGATGAAAGGCGTGCGTTCAATGTCGCCAACAGCGATATCGTGCTTAGCTACATCCGCGATGGGAACCTCTGTGTTCGTTATCAGCGCGACAGGTATGCGAATGAGATTGTCCGTCGCGCAGGCGTAGGCACGTCGGCTCGACTTGTCAGCATGGCGATGAATCGCGGGGGTCGCATTCAATGGCGATTGCGCAATTACGAAAGGACCGATGACCCAGGCGCCCTCCATGTTGCTGACCCGTTCCTTGCCGATGTGGTTGAAGACCTCTACTTGAGGTCTGGAATTCAGAAAGGAGTGGTGGACGTCAGCTCCCTATTCGACTCCAGCGTGGAAGGCTTCAAGGTGGCCACTGAGGGCGGGGCTGATGTGATGGTCCAGGCGCTGCAGCAGGCCTACTTCTTCGATCCCACCGAGTGTGACGGAATGCTCCGCGCGGTGCCGCGTGGTGGCGACCCAGTCGCCGAGATAGGCCCGAACGACATGGTTGCGCGGGATGAGGGGCCCTTGACCTCCGACCGTGCGCAGGAGGCGGAGTTGCTGCGGAAGATCAACGTCACGATGCTTGATAGCTCTATCGACTACGTGACGAACAAGCAGACAGCGGAACGTAGAAGCTCCATCGTCAAGGCGAAGGCGGAACAGTCGTTTGAGATCCCGCTGACTGCCTCGCCAGATTTCCAGGCAACAGTTGCCATGCGTAAGCTGAAGGTCGCGTGGGGCGAACTCCAGAAGTACGAGTTTGAGCTTCCCATTGCCTTCTCCGCGCTCGTCCCTGCCGATGTCATCGTTGTGCGGGACAAGAAGGGCGACCCGCACCGCATGCGCATCATGGAGATCGAGGAGGATGGGGGTCACCTGATCGTTAAGGCGAGCGAGAATTCGCCCTGGGCCTACAACGCGCTAGCAGAAGGCGTGAAGGCAGAACCGCCAATCTCGACCACGCCGGGCCTGGTGGGCGACACCGTCGTGGCCATCTTGGATATTCCGGCGCAGCGGGATCAGGACGATGAGCTGGGGTACTACGTTGGGGCGGTTGGTACTGGGCGTGGCTGGTATGGCGCAGAGGTTCAAATGAGTACCGACGCTGGCGCCAATATCGGCCAGCGGCTGCAGGTGTCTATCCCCTCAGCCATAGGGGAGACGCTGACTCCGCTCCTCGGTGAAGTGTCTGCGGAGTACGCGTCGCAGCAATCGCTCAGGGTGAGGATGCCTGAGCCGCTTGAGTCTGTGAGCTACGAGCAGGTGCTTCGCTACAACAACAAGGCGGCGCTGCGCCGGCCTGACGGGAAGTGGGAGGTCTTGCAGTATCAAACCGTCGTGCAGACCGGAGACGACACCTTCGAACTCTCCGGCCTGATTCGTGGCCGGTACGCCACGTTGCCGGAGGCGGCGCCAGCAGGGGCCATGTTCGTAGTGCTGGATGAGTCGCTTGTGTTCGTGCAGGTGCAGCAGTGGATGACAGAAACGGCGGTGAGCTATCGGGCTATCAGCTATGGCCAGGACAGCGACGAGGTCGAATGGGAGTCGTTTACCGTGACTGAGCCTGCGAGCCAGCAGGAATGGCCAGTCCATTACGTTCGCTCTGTCCGTGACGGTGCCAACGCTGTGACGGTGAGCTGGGTTGGCCGCGCACGACTCGGCGTCGAGACGGCGCCACGGCAGAGCAAATACTTTGCCGGCTACCGGCTGACATACAGCGACGGTTTCACCGCCGACACCAAGGAAACGACACACACGCGGCCAGGGACGCCGGCAGGCGCAACGGTCAGCGTGGCCGCAATCAACACCATTACCGGGCTTGGCCCGGCCAGTGAGGCAATTCCGACATGAGTACTCCAAACCTCGGGCTTGAGCTTGTTCCATCCAACTCGCTGCAGCCTTCCGTGCCGATCAATGACGTGTTGCAGGTCATCGATGCCCTGCTGCAGCTGGCTGTGGAAGACAAGGATTTGAGCGCGCCTCCAGCAACGGTGGAGTCCGACTCCGGCAAACGCTGGATCGTTGGCGCCACGCCGACTGGTGCGTGGGCCGGGAGGGCGGGGCAGGTTGCTCTGTGTACCGGCGCAACGCTTTGGCGGTTCCTCGCGCCGCGCCCCGGCTGGGAAGCTGTTGTCCTAGATGAAGGAGCTTCCGGAACCCGCTACCGGTTCATGGCCGGGGCCTGGGCGCCTGTGTGA